ACCGCCGTCACCTGGGGCGAGAAGCCGGTCGAGGTGATGATGGTGCCGTCCGAGACGGTATATTGGTTTGTGCCGTCGCTGACTACGAAGCCGGACGGGATGACGTATCCAGCCGATCCGGAAAACTGCACCAGAACGCTGCCGTTGGCAGCCTGCCCCTGCGGCACGCCGAATTGCTGGCCAAGCTGCGTGAGCACGTAGGCATTGGCGCCGTAGGGCGTCACGTCATTGACTGCGTCCACGCGCGCCTGGTCGATCGTCGCAAGCGCGCCAACGTCCGTGCTGGCGATGTCCTCGATCAGAGAGCCCGGCAAGCTCGCGGTATAGCCTGGATTGGTCGCGGCGACGTTGCTGACCAGGGCAGTCCGCAAGGCGGCCGGCGGCGTCGTCACCGGGCCGCTAGTGCCCATGACGAGAGGAATGGAGGTTGTTCCGGACATCAGACCGCGATCGTTGCTGTGAGGATCGCGCCCGAATGGCAGTTCGCCGTCACATTATATTGCGGCGGCGAGGTGTTCGGAACGCGCGTGATGGTCAGTGACGCGAAGTATTGCGCAAACTGAGACTGAGTCTGCATCATGTAGTAATCAGGGAAGACCTGAGTAACGATCGTCTGTATCTGCGGTATCCCGTAGTTACTGAAAAATGGGCTTTCATTTAAATTCAGCTTAATTACTTGGGCTAGCGTGGTAAGCATAACATTGTCATTATAGCCTGCGGAATCGGTCGCCACCTGAACCCACGTTGCATTCCCAAGCTCGTCGTAGGTTCGCCCATAGGTGCGAAGGTATTGGGACTGGCTCATGTCGACCCGATCAATCTCGACATCGAAACCTCGATGTGTTCATGTGCCGGCCGCGCAATCATGCGCATGAACCGAGGAAAAGGATGATCTTCAGCAAGGGCGCCTATGGCGCGCTGGCGTTAGTAGCCGGGGTGATGTTTGGCTTCCCGGAACCGAGCGTGGCCCAGAGCGATGGTGGGCTTTCTCTGGCGATCCAGGCGATGAATGACCGCTACAATGATGCAGTGCGTCAGAAATGCCCCGGATCAGGCAAGGATGCGTCGCCCCTGGTGGTGGAGAGTTGCCGATACTTTGCCGTCACGGCGATCTCTTGCCCGCAACTGGCAACCACGTCTGCGACGTTCCTGCTCCTGTTCAGGGATGGAGAGACAACCCCGCGGGAGCTCTGGGACAAAATCCAGAACGAGACCGGCGACGGCATTACCCTGAAGCTTTCCGCCGTCTCATTCGCCAGTGAGGCCGCTTACAGCGAGACGCCAATCCAGTTGCTGAACTACATCTACATGGGCTGCATGGCGCAGATCAGGTGAGGCTAAGTCCCCGGCACTGGGGCGGCGGTATCCCCGCCACCTGTCGTCACGCCGCTATGAACGTGCGTGCTGAGGTGGTTGCCATTGCCGGTCACCTCGTGGGTCACGGTTAGCGGACCAACCATACTGACCGAGCCGGTTCCAGCGCCAGCCGACTGCGCGATATTGCCGTTCAGGTAGATCGTCGCGGCATTGATCGTGACCGATCCGTCAACGATGACAATCGATGTGTTCGACCCGACCTTGAGCGTGATGGATGAGGGCAATACCGTGATGACGGAATTTGACCCGCTATCACGAATAACTGCCCCATCTGGCCCATAGATGCAAGCGGCATTGGTGTTGACGGAGGGGAACGCTTTCGCCGCCACAGGAACCCACACCAGGGCCGTCAGTGGGCTGCGCCGGCTCATGTCCGCCGTGCCGCCGCCCAGGCCGCTGATGCCCCCCAGATACACATCGGCCGGAACCGTGAGCCCATAGTCACCGACCTGCGTCGGTGCCCTGATCCACTGGCTCTCGGCCTTGGGTATCGTGACGGGGGGCAAGTTCCACGGTGTGGCGTTAACCTCGAACTCGACCGTCACTATGGAGCCGGAGACCGCTGTCACGCGGGAGGGGAGGGCGCGCCCGAGTTGGGCGATTGCCTCTGATGCGCGGCGTATGTTGGTCCGGTTAGAAGAGTCCTGGAACGCTAGATTGCGTGAATTTCCAATGTTCATGACGTTGCCCCGGCATAGGGGCGGCAGGTCAGGACCGTCTCCCATCCCTCGGCCGAGGGGTCGCGCAGGCGCCCGCAATGGCGCACTTGCGTGACGATGAAGTTGCCTTGGAACGTCAACCCGTAGTTCTGCCCATTAGGAGACGAGCCACCTAGCGTGGTCACGAATCCTGGAGAGCTTTGCATGCCAGTCGGCATCTTCACGACCGATCCCAGGGATACATCGCCACGCAGATTGCAAAACAACTGCATCTGGTTGATGTCGATCCACGTCGGCTGGCCGATGAAATCGGTATAATCAAGCTGGACAACAGTCCCGGCCGACGTTCCGTCAGAGACCGATACAACGCCATTGGCAATCCAGATCGACACCCCGGGATATGAATCCCCAAGCATCCCCTTGGTTATGCCCATGATGGTCTGAGCCATGGCTTCCAGGGATGACCATAGGCCGATCTCTGCGTGAGACCACTTCACCTGGTCGCTGATCTTGATATCGAGCGTGTAGTTCGGATAGGCAACGGAAAGCGTCTGCTTGAGCGCGCTCGAGAGCGTTTGCCCGGCCTGGCACTCGAGCACGAGATTGCCCGGATTCAGCGGCGAATAGGAGCTTGGGCTGACGACGAAATCGAGCGACATTTCTGTGCCGCGCCAGTTGCCGAAGCTCTGGACGATGACCCCGCGGGCAAGCGTTCCGGCCTGCGCTGGATTGACCAAAGGCAAGCCCTGCGTGAAGCCGCCCTTCAGGACGAACTCATACCCGTTCCCGGGCAGGTCTCCCATGAAGTTCTGAGCCTGGAAGAGGTCGGGTAGCGCCACGCCATAGAGCGTGATGCCATATCCTCCAGTCGGCGCGTCGTAGGCGCTGACAATGATATCGAACTGGATATCAAGCGCGCCCGGGTCGAAGCCAGAGGCCGGATTCGTCGTCCACTGGTATAGAGACCCGTCCGTCCTCGTCGCGACATTGCCAGTCGCCGGATTGATCAGGGTCAGATCATAGTAGCGCGGCACTAGGTCGTGACCTCAAAATTGCCGGTTTGTGGCCGATAGACGAGCGTCGTCGCCGTGAAATACCCGCCAACGAGATTGATGTCCGAATCAGTGGGAGAACCGATCAGCGGCTGGTTGACGATCAGCGTTCCGTTCTGGTCCGTGATCTGCATGTACCAGTCTTTGCGATAGAAGTTCCACATCGTGGTTAGGGCGTATCCAGACCCGTCAAGCGTCACGGTCGTGGCAAATGGAGGAGCCGAGCTCGGAGATGGCGAAAACGGGACCAAGGTCGTCGTCATAGCGGCGAGCTAGCGAGGAAGGAGTTCACCGCCCCAAAAAGATTGCCGGCGCCAAAAGCGCTTGCCAAGGCTCCAGTCGCGGACGCCCCTACCGAAGCAGCAGCACCCGACCACGAAGCATCGCCCGAAAATGATGTTCCGTTGGTGATTTTCTGCATCATGGTCGATTGCGCTGCCGCCGCTTGCTGCCGTGAGATCAGCGGCTCAATGAAGTCGATCTGCCACATGACCTGCTGCTGCCGCGTGTCCCCAGCCGTGATGTCGGTCATTGCGGTCATGAGGCATGGGCCAAAGATGCGAGCGGGGGTGGCCACGTAATAGGTCCCGCCGCTTTGGTTGTGCTGCTGGAGCGATGTTTGCAGGGACGTGAAAAGCGCGAGTTTAGTGTAGTAGCCCGCCGTGTCCTTGACCGGCGCGATCATCATCAGAGAGATCGCGTTCGGCTGCTGGATGATGGCGTTTGCCGCGACCTGCTGATTGGCAAAAGGATAGGTCGCTACTGAGTTGTTGATGATCGTGCTGCCCGGGATAGGCACGAACTCGGCGAAGAAGTCACTCGTGGAGAGCGAGCCCGTTGTCGCTATGCCCTGCGCCAGAGAAAGCAATTGCCCCGTCAGGGCGATGATGGGGAGGGCGCCGCCAATAGATGAGCTAGCGATGCCGCCATATAAAATGATGGGGCTGACCTGGAATGCCAGATTGTAGACCGCCATTCCAGCGCTAGAGATTGCTCCGGACATTTAGCGCCCCGCCGCGTTGGCCTGCACGTAAACACGCGAAGGAGTGTCGTTGTTTATGTGAACGTTGGTCTTGTTCACTGACGGGCTTGTGTTTTTGGCTATCTGGCGTAGCAGGCCCGTCAGCTCATTCCGATCGGAGGGATTGAACGAATGGGAACTGCCCGCCGTTCGGTCGCTCATGTCCATGCCGGAGGGGCGGGCGAGGGGGTGGGCTCCAGCCGTTCGATCGCTGGCGCCCATGCCAACAGGACGCGCGCCCGGATTAGTTCCCAGCAAGGCGCCAAACTGCTGTGCCATGGCCGTGCGATGGATGATCGATCCCGTGGGATTATCGCGATCCTTCGGCGCCAAATAGTCATGGTCGACGAGGCGCGTGGCTTGCTGCAAGTCAAGCTTGCCGGATTTCAACTGAGCCCACACATCGGGGTACTTGTTGCGCAATTCCCAGATCGTGAAGGCCCCTTCTTCCGCGAGCGTCGCGTTTTGCATGGGGTGCCCGAACTGCTTTGCAAAGTCCGCCTGGCGCGGGCCTTCCCACTGGTTCAGGCCATATCCAGGGCCGCCGCCCGCTTGCCGCTTGTGCGGGTCAAGCCCGCTCTCCCACATGCTGTTTCCGAGGAGGGCCGAGACGGAGGAATCTGGAAGCCCGGCGTTACGATATTCGGTTGAGAGAACGCCGATCGCATCACGCCTCTTCTTTAGAGCATCTCCAGATGCGCCTAATTCGTCGTTGCCCAGTTGGCTAGGCCAGAATGCAATCGCTCCGGCGGCAAGCGCAGCCCCTCCAGCGCCAAGCAGCCCAGCACCCATGAGGGAGGCCGCCGCATCGGCGCCAACTGCCGCGGCTGGAGTAGTGACCACGCCCGCCAATTTGCGCAGTTTGTCCGCCGCACTGATGCCAGCCAAAACGCCTAAAGCGATGGCTGCAAGTTTGGCGTTCTCAGCCAGGGTCGACAGACCGCTTTCGAAGCCCTGCAAGTCCTTCCCGAAGGCATCTGAGCCGAGATATTTGCCTAGATGCTCGATGCCATTCGCCGCGTCATTGATTCCTTCTCGGAATCCCTTGGACGCCAGCACCTCGCCGATCCCATGGACCAGCGCGTTAGACAGATGCACCAGCGGACCGGCAAGTGGCGCAAGGCCCTTGATCAGGACGGATTCGATCTGAATGCCCGCCTGATGCAGGACTGTATCTAGCTTCCGCCAGTCAGATGCCGTCTGCGCGTCAAAGCCGAGCCTATTGGCATCCGTAAGCGCATGGCGCTCATAGCCAGCAAGCTCCTTGCCATTGGCGCTGGCGACATTGCGCAGATCGGAAGATGAAAGACCGAGACCTAGAGCTGCCTGCGCCGCAGGGCCATTGATGTTGCCGCTGCGCCTGATTTCGCGCCGGGCATTGTTCAGGATGTCGATGGAGAGTTGCGCGGGGTCTTCGCTATGGATCTGCTGCGCCGTAACGCCCGCAGAGAGCAGCTTCCCCCACTGACCCATATCGATCTGCGCGCCGCTGACGGCGGACAGCATGCCGCCTGGGCTCGCGATGAAGGGGGAGAGATTGGTATTGAAGGCGTTGAGCTGACCAGGCGTCAGGCCCACGCCGCCAGCCGTGCGGCTCTGGCTGGTCGCCGACTGCGCTAGGGCAAAGATGCCCAAACCACTGCCGATGCCCGCTAGCGCTCCCCCAAAGCCAAGGAGGCGCCCGAGTTGCAGAACCGATCCAAGCGCGCTCTTAGCCTCGCCGGCCAGGCCCTTCATGGCAGAGCCAGCGCGCACTGTCGCGGCACCAAAGGAGTTCTGGGCGCGCTCCGCGTCGCTCAGAGATCGCGTTACTGCCCCGCTGTGCTGCGCGATGGTGGCAAGATGCGCGGAGATGTGCTCGAGGCTCTCGCCGAGAGCCAGGAAGCCTTCACCCATGATCTCGTTGAGCGCCCGCCAATGCTCGGGCATCTCATCGACTTTATCTGACCACGAATCAAAGACATCACGAAAGCGCGTGAATTGGTGGTCGTCGATCTCGACCGCAATAATGGATTTAACGGCCATTGGCGATGATCTTTTCCGCTCTCAAGTTAAGACCCGCCAAGCATTCGACCCATGGCGCCGATTATGGCGTCTACCAGGTGTCTCTCGCGAAACGCCCTAGCAGAAGACCATGGGTGGCCGCAGCGCTCGGTGAGAGAGGCAAATCCCTCGCCGGCCAAATGGTCTAGGTAGGAACCGACGACGCCACCTTCGGCGCGGAAGCTTCGGCCGGCGTCGATGTCGTCAATGAAGCGCAGAAATCCATAGGATTGGATGAGGTAATCTCTCCCCTCATCACACCAGCCAGAGCCCCCGCCACCGCCGCCTTGCCCGCTCGCGGGGTCATCGCATAGGCGGCAGTAAAAAAAACGATCTGGCTCTCGACCTCGCGCCATTCCTCTGCGTCAATGTGCCCGTCGCGAATGGCGGCATCGACTGGAAGATTGGTCCAGCCAGACGGCGAGGGCGATAGGATCAGCGAGAGGCGCTTGATCTCGGCCAGGAGGGCGGCGACCCCTCCATCGAGAGGCTTCCCAGCCGGATCGAACATGCCCATCTCAGCGGCATCGCGGCGCCCCTCATCCTGGAGCCGCAGCGTCGCGATCTGAGGCGCCGTGTCCGCCGCATAGGCCAAGCCCCGCTTGAAAAGTTCGGACTTGGTCGCCGACAAAACACGATAGTTCGCCTCGAACACCTCATGGGCAATCGGGGCGTGATAGGCCCGCAAAACGATATCTCCGGCCTCAGAGCGACGCGCCGGCAGGACGAGTTTGAGATCGCGGTTGATCTGCATGATTTCCTAGATGGTTAAGTGAAATCCCAGAGATTTTGGTTCGGGTAGTAAATCCCGCGAATCGTCATACGGATTACCGGGTCGATGCCGTCATAAGCTGCCGGATCGAATCCCGTAATCGACGTATTCTGCAGGGTGATGGTTGGGAAGGTGGTAGTATCGGGGATGATATTCGCCTGCCCAAGAACTGACGTGGCCTGGATTTGAGCCAGCCAAGCAGCGCCGAGCGCCTGTGTGCGCAAGATGCCCACGGCGATGTTTGCCATCACGTAAGGCTCGGGCGAATTGACGATGCCCGTTCCCGTTTCCGTCTGCGTCGTGAAGGGGCTCTCGAAGGAGAGTTTCGCGAAGCTTTTCCCCATATTAGAGGAAACGATGTTGAGCGCCGGATAGGAGCCAAATGTGATCGAGGTGCGGAGGCGCGAAAGGTTGCCCTGCGCGATAAACGGATTCGTGGAACCGGACATTTTCTAAGTCTCCTTATGCCACGAATTGCAGAGCGTCGATGGCGACGGTTATGCCCAAAAATCCAAGTTGCGGGGTCACTGTAAGAGCGAATCCATTGTAGATGCCTGCGTCATAATCGCTTGGATTCTGCGCGACATAGGTCGCGAACGGTGTAGCCGTCATGCTAGCGGTAAGCGCCAGGCCGAAGCTGATGCCGCTCGTGCAAACATTGTTGCCGACCGCAAGGAGGGAGTTCACCCCCGGCTGATTGTATCCAAGCGGAGGATTAATGTTCGATCCGTTGATGATTGCAGCAGCCATCTGGCGCTTAGCTTGGATCTGGAACCAGTCGACCGCATACCAGAACATGGCCTGCTGGCCATCCATGGTCGTGCCCTTGAAGCCGGTCGCGGTGCTGATTCCGCCCTCTGCCCCGGTCAGGATCACGTTGCCATACGCGGTCAGGATCGCGTTGATGTTCGCCGTCTGGCCCGTCGACGGCCAGGGGGTCACCCCATAAGCATAGCGATATGCCATGGGGGCGGCAGGCGTTGCCGACGAGGGGTTGTTCGCAAGCCACTGGTAGAACCAGTAGGCCGCCTGGAACTCAGTCGCCGCCGCGCTCGGGCTCGGCACGGTGGCGATGACCGCTTTGTTGCCGGCGTAGTTCGAGATGTTCCCGCTGGTCGTGGTCGGGAAGAAATAGGTCTTCGCGGACGGGCCGGCATAGGTGTTCGTCATCGTGCCAAGAGCAGAGCCGTCCCAACTAGGCGCGACGAGGTAGGCATAGAACACGTTCGGGTTGTTCGTGATCCATGTCTCGAGCGCCGTGATGGCGGCGGTCGCCGTGGTCTCCGTGCCAAGCTCCAGCAAGTACATGCCCACCGAGGAGCCCTGCGCGAAGAAAGTCGTCGCGGCGTTCTGCAGGAACGCAACATAGGGCGGCGTATAGGTGCCCGGGACCGTCTCGGATCCGGGATTGACCGCCAGCGGATACGTGAACGTCGTGGCGCCCGTTGCGGTTGCGACAAACGTGCCATTGTAGCCGGCAGGCGTGACGCCCGCGATCGTGACCAGGAATGTCTCGCCCGAGGATACGCCAACGGCCGTGACGGTTGCGGTAACGACGTTGGCAGCCCAGGCGAGGGAGGTGATCGCAACCGGCGCCGCAAGTAGCGCCTCGACGGCGGATAGCGTGCCGCAATATTGGTAGGTGCCTGCCGTCAGGGTAGTGCCGCCGCCAGAAACAGCGGCGCCGCTCTGTTGAAGCTGAGAGACGGACGGCGCCCGCGTGATTGTAACGGTTTCAGTGACAATCGTGGGAGTGATGGTCGTCGCCATGCCGGCGCTCTCCATAAAAAAAGGCACCCGGAGGTGCCTTGGTCGTGGTCAGGATGCGGCGGCGAATTAGACGAGCGTGCAGCCGCCAATCGTGGCGGTCACCGCCGGGGTCGTGCCGCCGACAGTGGCCTGGACGCGCCAGATGGCGGGGAGGGCGGCATTGATGCCCTCGGTCGGGCTGGTGCCGGCAACGGAGCCCGGATACATGTTGACCGTGTACATGGTGCTCGCGGCGACAGCGAACGCCGTGCTGGCGCCCACCGCATACCACTGGCCGGACGCGGTATCGTAGCCCTGGACGGTCAGGGTGACAGTCGGGGTCGTGCCGGTCTCGGCGGTGACATAGAGACGCAGCGCAAGGCCGGTCGCGACTGCATTGGTGAACTTCGCGCTATTGACGGAGCCGGCTCCCTGAGCAGTCAGGGTGAGAAGCGTGCCAAGTTCGGTGGCAACGGGAGCATAAGGCATCTGGGGCATTGGGGATTATCCTCTGAGGGTCAGGCGTATGAGACAGCAACCGTGACCCCGGTCGGAACCGCCGAGATCGTGATACCGGTAGTGAAGACAAAGCTAAGAGGCAGGATGATCGATGCGGTTCCGGTGAAGGCGCCGTAGGGAATCGAGACGACCTGATTTGCCGCTGCAGCAGCGCCAGTCGTGGTGCAATCGTTGAGGGTCAGGGCGCCCGCCGTTCCAACGCCGGACACGGTAACCATGGTCGTGTAACCTGCGGACGCTTTGACGACGGTCGCGGCAGAGATGTTCAGGACGTTAGCCACGCCTGCGGGAGTCATATAGTTCGGCATGGGAGCCCTCAGAGATACGGCGGCATGCGCCAGAAGACGGGAGATTCCCCGACGCTCATGGTGCCGATCTGGCCCATCGAATTGGGGTCAAGAGATGCGCACGCCTGCAGGATCAGACGCTGCGCGATGACATCGGCCGCCCCTTGATAGTAGGAGGCTGTGATCTCGATCACCTTGCGCTGCTGCAAGATCGCCAGTTCAACCTGCGTCTGCTTCTCGTCGCGAACGATCGGGGAGTTTTGAAAACCGAACGTGTCCAGGTCCATGCTGTTCTGCATGAGGTAGGACAGGTATTGCAGCGCACGCTGATTATTGAACCCGATCAGAGTCAACTTGACGCGGTCACTGGCAAGCTGGCGCGATGCCTGGCTGTAGAGCGGGGTCTGCGCGATCGTTGAAACACCGATCGTATATTGGCCGATGGCGGGCGACGCGACGCCCGTGCCAGCAACCGGCGAGCCAGGCAGATAGGCGGGCGGCGCCAGGTTATTCGGCACATACCCTGCTGTGTAGTCAGGGAACTGCTGAACCGGCTCAGTGCCATCGGGCGCGATGTGGCAAACGATATAGGGCGGCTCGATGTTGTTCGGGACCGCAAATGATGGATAAACAGTGCCGAACCTGGATTGCGCCAGCCAGATCGGGAGGCTGTTGCTGACGATCGGAGCGCTTGGGAGGTCAGCGGCAGAGTCGATAATCTGCGACATCATGCCAGGGATGATGGCAGTGCCAACATAGTGATATATGTCAGCTTGCTTGTAGTAGCTTCCCCGACTGGAGAACGCAAACTTTATTGGAAATGGCGTCAACGTTTCAGAAGTTGGCGATGTTTCGCACAAGGGCGCGGTCGATGATTCGGCCGTGCCAAGATCGCCGATCCAAATCGTGTTGGGCGCAATCGTATCAAATTCCTGGATCTCGGTCTCTGCCGTGAACAGGACCTGGTTGACGGCCACCGTCTCGGTTTCGTTCTGCTGCTGATTGATGGCGTAATGCAGCGAACCGTCGACAGTGACCGTATTGCTCGTCTTGATCCAGAAGACATAGCCGTCCAGAGGCAACACGTAGCGCATATACTGCGTGAAGGTGATCGTCTGGTCGCGGTCAATGGCTTCAAGGCCCTGCCGCATCGCGGAAGAAAATGCACTCTGGCTCGGCGCGATCTCATTCACCGAAACCATAGATCAGCCCTCGCTTAGCTTACCAGAGATGAAGGCTCGCATCGATGCCTGGAAAAGGCCGCTGTCGATCAACGCTGGCCGGGCATCGCGCTTGCCCTCGGTATTGTAGCGATCCTTGAACCGCTTACTGTGACCCATCTGCGCCGCAGTGATCTGCATCGTGATCGGCATAATCTTAGAAATCTCGTCAGCATCCAAGAAGGCGCGGAACTCGGTCTCGATCTGCTGCATCGCATCCATGAACGGGTCGCGATTGGGGCGCTTACCGGAAAGGACATCCTCGATCTCGGTAGCGATGCCTTCAGCAATCCACTCGGCTATCTTGCCCTTGCGGCTTTCCCAGAAAATCTCGAAGACGTGGTATCGATCCTCGAGAATCTGCGCGACCGCGCCCGTCGTGGTGGCTTTTTTGTCGCCGCTATATGCGACGTCGAGCACGCCGAGATTTAGGGTCAGCGCCACTCAGGAGAGGCCCCATATGGTTGGACCGATATCTTGCGCATAGGCTAGGTATTCACGTCCCCATGGCGTCCGGTAGAATCCCAGATCACCCATGGTCATGTTCTGCATTCCTTGGCCGATGGCGAAGGAGTTAGACGAGTTCTGGTCGCCGGAGGACTGGATGACGCCATTGACGGTATCGCCCATCTTTAGGCTGGCACGCAGGCATTTGAAGAAATCCTGCCCGTCCTGGTCGATCGCCATCTTCAGGAGCAGGTGGCCGCCGCAGTTGTAGACCGCGAGGACATAGGTGATCGCCGGAATGCAGGGGATGCAAGGAACCAGCGCCATTGCCTGAGCGAAGGCATACTGTAGCCATGCGGAGCCTACCGGAAGCGCCTCGACGGGCACCTCCATCGAGGCATAGACCCAGTTTGTGAAGTCGGTCAGGTTCGGCGTCGTGGGGTCCGTAAAGCCGGTCCCAAACGTGAATGCGCCGAACGCCTGATTGCCAAATCCGCTCACGGAACGACGTTCCATTGCGTCCCGTTATAAGTTAGGGACACGGATCCATAGGCCGCCGAAAGCACATCGGATGCAGCACCGTCGATCGTCTTGCCATCTGCCGTCGTGATGGTGATCGGGTAGGTGACCGCATTCCCCGCGCCATCCTTGATCGTGTAGGTGGGGCAGGCATTGCTTGTCGTGCTCGGGCAATTCGGCCAATTCACTGCGGCAGGCAGTTCTACGGCGGTTGCGGCCGGCGTCACCTTGTTCACAACGATCAGTTCATCCAGCACGGGGCTGGGGGTGATCGAGGCGGACCCGGTAGCCACAACCACGATGCGGCCGATGCCGCCGGAGGGATCAACCGCAGTCTGGCTGATCGTTCCTCCCGTGATAGTCGGAGAGGATATTGTCGGCGTCTGCAGTACTGTGCCCGTCTGCGTGCCATTATTGAGCGGTGCCAGGCTGGAAAGGCAGGTGTTCCACTGCTGGACCGTCCATGTCTGGTTCTGCGAAACAGTCGGGCAGGCCGCCGTCTGCGCATTGGCAATGACAGGGATGGCGGCCAGAAGCGCCGCGGTCAGAAGAAGGCGCTTCATTGGCGATGGCCTTAGATAGAGAGGGGGGCGTCTTCGCGGCCTTCGGGGTCAATCGACAGTGAGAAGTCGACCTCATCCCCGGTCGGGCGCTGGTGCTTCTCGAGTTCCTGACGGACCTCAACCCCAGTCACTTTAGCGACGCGCTGGCCACGTCCGCGCTCCTGGGCCTTGCGATCAAAAGCAAGGGCGCCCCGAGTAGCCTCGGTCACCGAACGCTTTCTCTGCGTGTCGACGACCTGATCATGGCCCATCAAAATCTCGCCCTCGGTGATCTGCCCATTGTCGCGATAGAGCAGACCAAGAAAGCGGCCCAGTTTGCTGTGAACCTCTGAGGCATCGCGGGCACCGTGGACTTGAAGCTGATCAATGACCAACTCCTTCTGATGCGCCGACCATCTCTTCCCAATCTCAACGCCGCTGCCGCTCGGGATCATCACATGAGCGAGCAGGTTATCGGGTCGCGGTAGCGGCTGCCGATAGTGGAAAACGACGTCTTGTTTGGAGGGATTGGAGATATAAAGCGACATTGCATCCTCAAAAAAGAACGGGACACCCGAAGGCGCCCCGTTTCATTGACGTGAACTCAGGTGGTAATTGTTTAGTAAGGCACGCCGACGATGCTGATTCCCTGGGGCCGGACGTTCCAGCCAGAGGTGATGCGCCATTCCTGAATTTCGGTGATGGCGCCGTCCGGCGTCGGGGTCGGGATCTTCATGGGCGCTGCCATGTCGGCGTACATGAGATTGACGGCCTTGAGATTCGGCTGAAGGCCACCGAACTCGTTGGTGTTGATGCCGGGCATGCTCGGCTGTTCGATTTCGGGCATCGTCAGGATGACAGCATCGTTGCCGCCCGAAGCCTGGCCGATCAGCGTATCGTCGAAATACCACTCGAACGTATCGCCATTCGCTTCGGCGACGTTCTTGATGACTTCGGCGACAGTGGAGGTGCCGGCGCCGGGGCGCTGGTAGGAGGTCACCTGCACGATGCTCTGCTCGGCAAAGGTCAGGAAGATGCGCTGCGGGCTGATGACAACGATCTTGTTCTTGATGTTGCCGCCAGACTGGAACATGCGGGTTTTCAGCGCCACGATCTGCCCGAGCCAGAACAGGGCCATCTGGCCATTGTCATAGGTCTGTGCGGTCGTGTTGCCATAGCTGTCGGCGGGAAGCGTCGAAACGGTCGCGCCGGACGTGTTCAACAGGCCCTCGCCGTTGGCCGGGTTGAACCCGTAGAGCAGGGCGGCGCGCGCCATCTGGAAATGACCCTGACGAAGGGCAAGATCCTGCGCCGCTGGAAGCGCCACGCTGTAGTCGGCGGCACGCGCGATGTCATGGTGGTCCCAGATCGCACGGTTGCGGATCAGGTAGGTGGCCGTCTGATCGTAACTCGCGCGGAGTGTCGCCGAAGGCAGCGCGTTGGTGGGGGACTGGCTGGCCGCCGCCTCGGAGCGAATGTCAAGGCGGTTGACGTACACCACCATGTCTTCGCTGCCGATCTTGACACGCGGCTTGCCGTCCTGAAGGGCGGCAAACGCGCCAGAAGCCTGGGCATAGGTGAGGATCAGTTCCGGCTCCGTGAACGACGGAGACGCCTTGATCTGGGTGGGGAAAATATTTGCCACGGGTGCTGCTCCTTAGATCAAAATGATCGCCGCATCACCCGTGGTCCAGGTGACGGCGCCAGTGCCGGAGTTGTAGGAAACGACCTGGCTGTTGGTATTGATCGACAGCAGTTTCGTGGTCGTCGGCAGGGCGAAGTTTCCGCCCGTGGTCGTGGCCGTGACGCGATAGTTTGTCACATCCCAATAAAGGGCCGTGGCGTTGATCAGGGCATCGGCCGATGTCAGCGTCGTGACGAGCGCCGGATCGATCTGCACCGCGAGGCGCTGGTTGGTGCCGTTGCGGAAGAAACCGACACTGTTGCCGATTCCAGCCAGGGGGACCGAGTTGCCAGGGGTCACGACCATGCTGTTCATTTGCAGGTTCGTGGACCAGCCCGTGGTCGTCGCCTGCGACGTGGCGCGGCCTACCTGGGGACCAAGGCCGTCGGCGCCAGACCCGGCGACAGTGACATATTCGAAGATGGGGACGCCGCCCCACATCACCATCGTTTCGCTGCTCTTCAGCGTGCCGCTGGCCAGCCAGAGGCGCGCGATCGGATCGTCGTAGGGCGCGCCCTGGTAGTAGCCCTGAGTCTGAACCAGGAACGAGTTCTGCGGCGTGGTCGTAGCGTAGGGATTAATCGAGACGGTGCCGGACATGGGTTAGTTCCCCCTCTGCGGACGGACGAAAGAACCGACCTGCGCGCCGGTCATGAAATGCTGCATCCACGACATCGGATCGCCGTAGAAGCGCGTGATCTCGCGCCCGCCGGCCTGGGTCACGGTCGGCACAAGAATGCCGGCGCCGGCCTGGGCGGGGGTGCGAGCGGCCGAGATCGCATCATTACGAATGATCTCTTCGATGGCGTCGATCATGCCGGCGTCAGCGCTGTCGAAGCGGCTGTCTTTGAACTTCGGAGAATGCTTCTTGAAGCGCTCCATATTGCGTTTGCGATAGGCGAGGGAGCTTTCGCCGCCAATGGGCTGCGGAGCGCGGTCGCCGAACATGGCCGCCACCGAATCCCAACGCGCCTGCGTCGTCGCAAGCGCATCCCGCTCAGACGCGGAGAGCTCGCGGGTCTGTTCGCGCATGAAGCTCTCAAGTGCGGCGAGGCGGTCGCTCAGTTCCGCGTTCTTGGCATGAGCAGCGGCGGCGTCCTTGCGGGCGTCATCGCGCTCCTTCTCAGCCTTTACCTCGTTGGCCTTTTCCAAGGCACGGCGCTCCTCTTCGGTCTCGCCCGCATCCTTGCGGTCGGCCATGGCGGTTTCCTTGACGTCCTCGGCGTCCTTGCGGTCTTCCCGCTTCTCGTACTCGGCGTCGCACTTCACCTCGGTCTCGGCGTCCTTATGGTCGACCTTCTCCTCGGTTTTCTTCTCAGCCTCCTCGGCATCCTTCCGGGACTTGTCGGCCTCGAAAGCGTCCATGCGCTTGCCGAGTCCATCGAGAGCCCCGATGATCTTGTCGAGTTTGGCTGCATCCTCGCGGGCAGCCGCCGCCTTCTCTTCTTCGGACATGCTGTCCCTCGCGGTTGATGTGGAAACGCCAGTCGGATCGCCGCCCTTGTCCCAGACACCCAAGTCTCCGGCTGGGAGAACTGCGAGGTGGTCAAGAAGTGACGGATTCCCCTCGATGAGAAAGGTCTCACCGTTGGGCAGGTTGAAGGTCTCGTTTCCATCCGAGGGGACGAAGACGACACCGGGAGAGGTGGAAAGTTGGTTAGCGCGTATCGCGTCTATTGCTTCGGCATCGTAGATGCGCGCGATGCCCCAGACTTCGCTGCCCTTGATATAGGGCAACATGATTGATCCGATTACACGTTGGCCGAACTCTTCTGAGTCCAGCTTTGGTTTCTGTGGAGGATGCTCCCAGATCACTGGGAGCCCGTTGCACCTACGCAAGAACTCATCGTTGAGATAGTGGCTTTCGTCGCGCCAAACGTATTCGTTCAGTCCGGCACGATACGAGGCGCCTGTGCCCGTGATGCGAAGCGCTACGAGGTCCATCGTGCCCAAGCGTTGCGGGGACGACAGATGGCCGTCGCGAATGGCTTCCGCGACAGAGAGTTCAGTAGCCATGGGCAGCGCGCCTATTTGAAGATGTCAGCGCGCCTCATCAGCGCATCCACGGCGGTCATGGCCGCGTCTATCTTGTCGGAGTGGTCGCGGTTCCATTCGACCGCGGCAGTGAACTCGACCGCTTTCTCTGCTGGCGTCACACCCGTCAGCCGCTCCAGAGCCTTCTGAGCTCCAGGATGCATGGGCTGCGGCGGATCATCGATCGGCGCCCAGCACCAGGCCGTGTTCTCCCAGTTCAGAACGGCGCGGAACTCATCGTTGGTTGCGGCGGTGAACGTCGTGTATTCGACCACCTCACCATCGGATCGGTCGGCATCGAGTGTGACCATCAGTTCGGTCAGTGCGCCATGAGGGCAGGGGCCTGCCTCTTCTAGCGTCTCGCGCTCAGCGGCCTCGTCCGGGGTCTCATCGGATTCGAGGCGCCCGCCCGGGAAATGCCAGCAACCTGGGAAATCAGATCCAGGGCCACGCCGAATGAAGAGCGTGGTCACCACGTTGCCCTTGCGGCAGAGCATAGCGAGACCTGCCGCACGGATCATGGTTGCGAAGTCCTGAGTGTGAGGCTAGGATGCTTGGGCTGAGGCGGCGTGGATGGACACGCAGGCAAGGAAAGTTTTCCGGGTCGAACCTTTTGTAGAACTGCCGCCCACGATTTAGCCGGAATTTAGGGATAGCTGCGTCAAGCGGCCCTCAGCACAAATCCTCAACCCTAATCCGCCCACTATCCCGCAGGCGCTTCACCTGCGCATGGGTCGCTGGCAATTCGACTGGATCGAAATGCCGCTCGAGCGTCGCATCCGATACGTCGGTCTCACCGGCACGTCGCAGCGTGGCGATCACTTCGTCACGCAGGCTCATGCGGCTTCTGGCGGCCCGGCTGGATCGATCTTCTTCTTCCAGGCGGCGACAATGCGGCGCTTGATCGAGGCAATCTGCTCAGCGGTGTATTTGTCCGCATCCTTGCCCTTGTGGGCGTAGTCCCATGTTGACCTAATGCGTTCTTTGGTGTTCACCGGGTAGCGCTTCTTGCCGTCCGACTGGTACCCAGGATCGGCGTAGTCCGTGCCCCCGTGGGGCTCGTTGGTCGCATCTTTGCGGGTCAGAGCATCCATGCAAGCCGACAGCCGCGCCACACTATCCATGATGGCGTCCAGGCGGTCGGATCGGGATAGCCCAGCCTTGTTCATGGCAATGGCTATTGCCTGGTCTTCGGGCTTTCCGGCTTTCCGCTCGGTCGCAATGTTGTGCGACACGGCCGCGCGACTGGAGCCCGTCTCAAGCGGCATCTTCGGGGTCCGCGATCTTCATATCGGCGATATAGGCCGCGTTCTGCTCCTCAACGGCACGCTGAACGCGCGCTGCCTCTGAAGCCTTTGCAGCCTCCCGTGCGCGATGCTCCGCGGCACGAATGGCAAGCTTAGCGTGATAGGTGGCGATGTCGATCATGCGCTTGTCTTGCGTTCCGTCTGGCTCCGATCGAACCAGGTGAGTCCGTCTGCCGATCGCTTCTGGAAGTGATAATCCACAACGAGATCGCCGGAAAGTTCACCAATGTGGAGTGCGACGAGCTTTCCGTTTTCAAAATATGGACGCCCAGCAAAGAGGAGCACATACGGCGATCTGCCGGAGACGTCCTCATCGGCGGTGAAATTTCCAGCCAAGACTAGCTTGGGTTCGTCGCTCACGCTGCCATTCCTTGTCTTGCTCTACCTTGGGCAATCCACTGTCGGCCCTTGTCGGTCAGCATGTCGTCGGGCAGGCGGCGAGGGGAGGAGACGTAGCGGACGAAACACCGGCAAAACGGCTCCTGGCCGGGTTGCGTGATGTCCTCTAGGTACCCGTCGCCCTTTTTGATCAGCCCCTCACGGACAGCCCAGCTATCCTTGACCGCGAAGAACTTGCCATCACGTTCTTTGTGGTCTTTGCGATAATTGTACCCGGCCTGGCGCCAGTGGCTGTGCCATTCGCCAGCAATCGCGCCATTGTCGACCGCCACGATATTTGCGACGTTGTTGACCAGCTTGTGCCCCTGATCAATCGACACGCGCCGGCACTCAAAGCGATACTGCTTTAGCGAATCCCCGACGCGCTTTTTGACCTCGCGCAGGCTTTCGTCGCTCACCCCACCGGGCGGTATCGATGTCGTCCAGCCCACAACCTGGCGCAGCGTCTTGTCGATGGCCTCGCCGCGGCGCAGTTTGATCAGGTCAGTCGCGGCCATCACGCGGCGGTCTAGCTCGGCCCGTAGCTGGGGGCGGACCATGGCGATGGTGTAGCGCGGCACCTCGGGTGCATACTTAGAGACGCCACCCTGATCGATCAGACGCCCGTAGATGGCGCCCAGAGCGTCACGCATGGCCTTGTCAGCGGCCTGGGGCGATCCGATCTCGCGTTCCGCCGCCATGCGGAGGCGCAGCAGATACTCCTCCATGCGATCCTGGTCGGAGTAGCCGTGGTCAGCGATATGCTTCAGAACCTCGGCCAGAACCTGCTGGAAGGACTGCGGCGCATGATAGTTCATGAGTGCGACGAGAAGGGCGGCGAGTGCGGCTCCTTCGTCTCTTCTCCGGTTGTTGCGTCGGCTTCCTCGGTCGCAACCGGCTCAGGAGGATTGTCGAGCTCATCGTCGTCAAGCCGCAGCTTGGACGTAAACAGTTGCTCGCAGTTATTCGCCTGATCCTGTAGCCAACGCAGGAGTTCAGCCTTGTTCTTCGGTCCGGCCAGCGGAGCCCCGACCTCAATGAGAGCGGTTGCCGACTTGAAGCGGATTTCGTCGACCTTGGCCTTCTCGCTATCGGGTTCCTCGAGCAGATTCGGCCAGGTGGCCTCGAACGAGTTGCGCCACTGCGTGAACGCGGTCTCGTAGGGCACTTTCTTGTATTCCGGGTAGTTGCCCTTGATGGCCTCGTAGAACTCTTCGGACCACGCGCGGCGCATCACGATATCGTCGAAGAAGCCATAGATCGGCGCCATCTCGATCCGCTCGCGATCGATGTAACGGGCGATCTGCTTGGCGTCTTCCGTGCCGTCGCTCAAGCCGGACGCCATCGTCTCCTGATCGAGCAGGCGGGCCGGCATACCGGCGGCCATGGCGATGTTCTTCAGGATGTTCTCGCGCGCCATGCGAGCCGGTCCTTCTAGGTTCTGGAAGTTCAAGCTCTCGACCGCCTCGGTCTCGCCGATTGTCAGAACGTTGCCGGTGACGCCGCCCTTGAGCTGATCGCGCTTCCAGCCGAACGCCTTCATCATCGTATTGTTGATGAACGAGCCGGGAGCCTTCATCTTGGCGATGAGAAGGCCGCACTTCACGATCACATACTGGTCCGTGATCATGGACTGGATCATGGACTTGAGCGGGAATAGCGCGCGCTGGTAGACGGATCGGCCGACGAAGCCAAACGCAGAATTGGTGAAGGCGATGTAGATCGGCTGCTCGTTCATCACGACGCAGGTGCGCGACGGGTGCCACGCCTTGCCAGATATCGTCAGAGCCTTGGGCTTCAAGAAATCGGGGCTATTCGGGTCCTGGTCGAGGACGAGAGAACCGGCAGTGTTTAATGGATCGAAAACGTTGAAGAACAGATCCGCAGTTGCCAGCGTTTCGAGATCAAGCGGGGCGCTCGTATCGCCGTTGCGCTCACCCACGCCCACAGATGCGATGCCGTAGACGCGCGACAGTACCCGTGTGTTCTTGATCAACACATCAGCGCCAACGCGACCGAGCTGACGCCACTCACGATTGAACGCGGGGATCAGAACGCTCTCAGGGCCGGCGCTGACAGAGATTTCCCGCGCCTGACTCTGCGCCATATTCACGGGGACTTCGGCCATTTTTGCCCCGAGCGGATGGTGCAAAAAAATGGTCTTGGCCGTCTGGTAGCTGGTCGCGCTGCCCGGCTGGATGTCCTCAGCGAGCAGAAGCTTCGTCAACTCGGTGCCAATGGAGGCGGCGCCTATGGAGGTAAAGCCAACGCCCCCCTCGGCTTCGTTCGCTCCCTGGTAACCGCTCATGGAATGTCAGAACCCGTCACTGTTTCCGAGGGCGATGGCCATCGAGTAGGTCGCGCAATCCAAAAGGTCGTCCTGCGCATCGCGCTTCGACCCCAGCCTGAAACCGCAGACTTGCGCCAGGAAGTGGTTGCGATGCACGCCCTTGTAGTCGGTCGTCTTCTCGAAGGCTGGGCGCGTGATCTTCATCAAACCCTGGTAGGCATAGCCCGAGACGGACAAAGCCCGCTCATCCTTGCCAAGAGCCGTCAGGGCGCCAGGCAACGGCTGCGCCGGCCAACCACGGTTGGCGGCCTGCTGCAGCAGCACAATTCCGCTAGCTTTATCTTCGATGTATGCGCCGGCTGATCCGTAGCGGGCGCCGCATTGCTTGGCCAACTCCTCCAGTCTCTGAAAGATAGTCGGCAGCCAATGCTCGAGGATTGCGCCCTCGATCTGCACGCAGTCCCAATCGAGCAGCAGCAGGGGATAGGCTGGCCTGAACTTGGAGTAGGCCCAGATCGTAACCGCGGTCCCGTCGTGCTGCTTGCCGTCTTTCAGCGCCGTGTCTATGACCGCGAAGACGTAATCGACGCGATCCGGCATATCCAAGGGCCGCCCGTCGAGCAGCATCTTGTCTTCGGCGAAGAAGGCGACACCAGACCAATCGACAAACTCTGCGTCGTACTCTTGAGAAAACGCGAGTGGGCTCTTCTTGATCCGCTCCTCGGCAAGAAATTGCTCAGAGACGGCGGGGTTCTCGCTGGACGGAGCCCAGAACTCCTTAAACCCCAGATCCGGCTCTCGGCACGCCTTGTAAAAGAAGTTCTCCGGGTCGTTGCCGTTGGGCGTAGAAAACAACCACACCTCGGCATTCGGCCGCGTGGCCATCGTCGGCATGATGGCCGTTTCCCAGGTGCGCATCATCTGCGCATTCTTGGTGAAGGCGGCCTCGTCGAGCAGGACTAGGTCATATTCACGACCGCGACCAGCAAGCTCATTGTCATTGAGATGCCAGAAGTCGATCAGGCCGCCAGTCGATACGCGGATGATTCCGTCGTTCTTACTGGCCTGCGTCTTGATCGGCTGCAGGATGCTCAGAAGTTCGTAATAGGGCTCGAAAAGCTGCTTGTGCTCGGGGGTGAATATCCCGACCTTGCGCCCCTTAATTGACGCATCGCCGCCCAGAGTGACCATCATCTTGGTCTTGCCGAAGCGCCGCCCGCACCGAACGGAATTGCGCTTCGTTCGGTTCTGATAAATCTTGATCTGCCCGGCGTGGAACGTCGGCAGCGTAATCTCAATCGCCATCGGGCAGGCCGCCCTTTACGACGATCCCGCCACTGGTGTCCGCCTCGGGTTTTGCCGGGGCAATCGCCCCCTCTTCACGATCCCACAAATGCCGGATCGCGTTGAACTTGACCGCCTCGGCCTCAGCCTCCTCGGCCAGGCCGTACAGCATCTCGCGCAACTTCTCGATGCGCTCTTCTTTGCGCATACGACGGTAAGCTGCAGCGCCTTCACCCGGGTTAGACCGACCAACCGCAGCTTTGTTGCCAGGCTCGAACGGCTTGTTGACCGGAGCGCATGTGCCCTTCGGCGGTCCACCCCAGCCCATGCCATTCGCCGGACCGCCGTGACCCTTACCCTTGCCGACGCGGGTTCCGCTCGATCGTGCCATGTCTGGTTCTCAATGGGCGGTCGCGATCCTTTCCCCGAATTGTCTTAGGGAGGCAGGGCTTGCCCATGCCGTGCGCTAGCTTGCGAGCTTCGGGAGCAGCAACGGTTAGGGAGGATCGCGCTTAGAGGAACGCCGCCTGCGCTCCCGGGAAATGCCTCCGCCCGAATTAGAGTCTAACTGGCTTCGCGCCATTTGCCTTCATGCGCGCAGGCTTCGACCTCGCGCTTTAGGGCGGCGCTGATGGCCTTTGCTACAATCGGAGTGCATCGACCAACAACGACGCCAGAGGTCCAGCTTCGCGCCCTTGCCGTGCGGATGAGGTAACGACCGCCGGGGAGGGCCATTGCGGCGAGATCAGAAATCTCATCAACCAGAACGTCAGACCGGTCTCTCGGCTCGAATTGATGCTGGATGGCCGCTACCCAGGCCCTTCCTTTTGCCCTGGAAACCACGACGCCATATGCCCCAGCGTGGGCCACAACGGCGTGCAAAGGCCAATCACATGCGCCTCCAGGCGCATTGAGGGGCGCGAGGTGCATGCAAGCTCCGAGATTTTGGGGATGGGGCAGGCGCTATTATTCTAGTCTGATGTTTAGATATACCCCTCCTGGGAGGGAATCAAGCATTCTTTTTTGAATCAATTCTAGAATAAGCATCACTCAGCTTGGTAATGGCGGCAACCCCCCGCTCAAGGGCAGGTTTGTTTGTTGTCCCTATTCTGCGGCCAATCTCTACCCACGACATATCTCTCGCCACGCACATCTCGATGAGGGATTCGTTCAGCAACCCAATTTCATCCCGTACGCGCCTCAGTCGAGACAAGGCATCAATACGACCGTCCATGGCGCAGCGCAGGTTGTCATTGTCCACGCGCTCGCTAAGCCCAGGCTGCACCACCCCGGCCACGCCCATCTCCCAATCCTTAAGCCATCGGTCGCATGCTGCCTTCTCTGCATCGTCAATCCTCCCTCCCTTGTGGAGCGAATCAACGCGCGATTTGACCTCCCATCCCTTGGTGGCTGACAGCTTACTCGGCGGAGCGAGATCGTGATGCTGCGCAAGCTCTTTGGTTGGGCTATGGAATTGCGGCTCGTCCATGTAGATCACGCGGCGTCTAATCTGGAGCTGGGCGGGTACTTGATCGCCGCCCTGTGGGCGCAGGGCCTTAGATGTTTGAGCCATGGGGATCTCCTGATGGGGAATTGGCGAGGGGAGCGCTCTCCTGACGCTTGGACTTACGAAAATCTATAGGAGTCCCGTCGAGCTTTCCGATATTGCAATCGGCGCATAGGACCTGAAGGTTGGATCGGTCGAGCCTCTTTTCGAAGCACCTAGAAAGGGCCTCAATGTGGTCGACGTGCATTGATCCCGATGTCGAGGAGCATAGCTCGCACGTTGCGACGCCCCCATTCCGCTCGGCATTCTCGGCAAGCACAGAGAAGCGCATCTTGAGCCAGGGCACAGAAGACCTAAACGCTTTTCGCGCGGCGGCGCTCCCGGGGGTCTTTGGAAGGTTCTTCTCGTTATTCACGCGGATTCTTATCGTTGAGCGGCTGGGGATAAGATCCATGGTTCTGGTGCCCGTAGCGAGTAAGCGCCGATCTTCGAGCAACCCAACCAATTCGTCACACGCGACTGCCGCTAGAAAGCCAATATGCTTTTCGTGGCACCCCAGGATCAAAGCAGCCATCCCCAGGTTCTCCTCGGACAGAAGCGCCTGCAGAACCTTCTTGCTACCAGGGGTCAGCGCGCTATGGACGCGATTTAGGAGATGAACCGCATCTAGCCGCACCTCGACACGAGATGCACATTCAGCTTCCTGAATGAGGTCGATAAACCCGATGGCGGCTGCGCATTGAGCCTTGGTAATGAACCCCTTCTGGGCCAGTTGTAGATGCAGGGGTATTCCGATCACGCTAGGGAGTTCCTGAAATTGGACTGCTGATTGGACGGGGCGCGGCGGGGTCGTCGAAGGGCGGACATGGGGATCTCCTGGGGATGGAGTGTGCTGGGTAGGCTGCGGTTACTCCGCAGCCCGCAGCAGGTAGGCTTCGAACATTTTGGCAATCAAGATCGGGTCGGAGCTCCCAAAAAACGGGAGGCGATCTGGATGCATCAGCGCAAGCTCCAGGCACTGTTGGCGATATGCCACCAGTAGCTGATTCCCAATATTAAGATTGGGCGGGGCATATTCGCAGCCGCCCTCCTCTGGGGCTTTGGCATTGGCAAAAATGTAGTCAGCCCGCTCAGGTTTCGCAGAAACGGTCACATTCCCATCAACGTTGATGCTTCCGTCATCTTCGATCGTAATCGTGGTGCTCATCTTTCGTCTCCTTCTGTGTTTTCCAAAGCCACAAGTATCTCGGCCAGGCGCGCAACCACTCTATCGGTCGTCGCGTCGGCCGCTTCGCGCTCCATGCAATCGCGCAGGGCCGTACGGAGGGAATCTTCGATCGTGTGCAGGCAGTCGTCCGGCGTCTCGGGACCAAGCGAAGAAGAGATCACTGCGATGCCTGGGATGACGACGCTCACAACCGTGCGATCCTGGGATACCCCCATGTCAATGCCCCGCCACTCGCTCACCGCGCACCACTCCTCCGCTTGACTTCGCCGCACTCGACCAACTCGGCCCACATCTCTGCCGCGGTCGCAGGGTCAACGTGCGACACCGCGTTATCGCAGGCCGTGCAGGTGATGACCGTGCGGGCTGCGGCTCCCTGGGTCATGGGGACGATCTGGGAGGTGCGGGCAAGAGCGCCGCAGGGGCAGCGGGGGATCAACTCGTCCATTCCCCAGCGCGCTCGACGCAGATCCCATCACCAAAGATGCTTTGATAATGCTCTATGGTTTGTCTGAGGACATTTTCCCTATCTGCCGCCGGGAAATTCCCTATCCACAAGGGCGCGGCGATCCGATGGGCGTAGGGCGACCGCTTCATGCGGGACCAATCGGGCAAGCCGCCAATCGGTTTGTCCAAGAACGAGAACACATAGGCTGCCTTATGCTTTCTAGCAGCGTAGCTCGCCCGTCTGGGCGTGGGATTGACCAGGATGACGTATTCTCTGGGAGGGATCGCGGGGCTTGCCTGAACCTCCACGTTCACAGTGACGATTCTTTCCATCACCGCCTCACCCCCGGCCTCTCTGGCAACCACTCCACCTCCGCACTCCGAGCCCGCTCGATGGCCAACAGCGCCTTGAGGTCGGCGACCTGCTGGCGTAGCGCGCGTAGTTCGGCGGCGGTGGACGTGGGGAGGGGGGGGGTCATCGAACGCTTGCCGACCACACGGATCCGGCATCTAGGCCAATCCAAAACACGACTTTGATACGCTTGTGGTGGCGATGCCTCGTCGTCAGAACTAAGGTAGCTGAACTTTCTGTGTTAGCGCACCGCTCAAAACGGGCGTCGCAAAGAGTGTCAAACCAGGAAGAGCGCCTCCTGGATCCCGTCCAGTTTTTGTCAAATCCAAGACTTTGCAGGCACATACTCAGATCGCACTCGGCGGCGATGAGGGTGTCCGTATCCTCCTTCGACCCAACATACCCTGAGAGCCAGTCGAACGAATCCCGCATACTGGCGATTCTATTGGCTTCCGCCTCCGCCTCGTGTCGCTTCATGCTCACCCCGCGCTCCCCACCCAGGTTGCATCCACTCTACCCACGACAAACTCGCGCCCGTCGATCAACCGCACCCGCACCTCAGCGCCCATCATCCGATCCGCGATCAACTGCAAATCGTTGCCGTCGTCGCTGCGGATCGGCGTGGGCGACACCGTGGCGCGCATGGCATATCGGCCGGTCGCGGATGGGGGAGGGATGGGGATGCCGTACATGCCAGCGGTGCCGAGGCCGATGGGCGGCGACGGGGCAACGTAACCGCCGCTTCCGCCGCCACCCGCGACTTTGACCGAGACTCTGACTGGGGCGCTAACAGGCGTGTAGTTCATGGGGCTTAGCTCCGGGGGAACGCAGCCATGGCATCCCCGGTCCGGCGCGTATGCTCCATTGCCAGGTAGATGGTGGCGCAGACGATATCGGGTATCGGGCGGCCATCATGGGATGCAGCAAGCCTTCCGGCGCGCATCATTTCATCAGTCACGCTAAGATTTGCGGGCCCCTCCACCCACCAGCCGGCCTCACGGAGAAGGGCGGCAGCGGCAGCGATTGCGTCTGTCATGGCGATTGATCCTTCGGGGTTAGATTGCACGAGTAATCCTCGCCCGTGCCGATCCAGTTGGCAACGATGATGCGTTAGATTGCAGCCACATGGCCCAGACGCCCCCGCGTTCATCGATGCGATAGATGCGGTATGTCTCAGTGGCTCTGGCGTAGGCGGCACATGGGGTCATGGCACCTCCGGCCGGGCGCAAACGGCATCGATGCGCTCCTGGTTGGACACGCAGCGCGAGTTTCTGAAATCATAGTCATCCGTTCCTAGATCGCCACAAACTGGGCAAGGGACATCCGGCTCCAGATCATCAAACCCCGGATCGTCGAATGGGCAATCTCGGATGGCGACAGGCTCCTCCACCCTCCACCCATTCGCGCGGAGGAGCGCGGCGGCGGATTCCTGGTTCAGGATGTGAGGATACGCCGCCTCTAGAATATTGCGCGCCTGATCCAGACGATCTTGCTCGTATCCATCAAGCCAGTTTGCGGCCGCGGTTAGCGCGGCTTCTGGAATGATCTCACCCACCCTCCGCCTCCTTCCGCGCTGCGGTGCCGGTGGCCGTGAGGCGCCTGCGAATGCAGCGACCACCACGCGCACCGAAGTCGCCATATTCCTCCTCGACAAGCTTGCGAAAGACTAGCCACTGAAGCCCCGCCGTTGTGCTGCGATCCGGAGAAGATCCGACGCACCACGATCCATCAGCGGGCAACCAGAGAATGCCTTTGCGAGACGCCACCGTCAGCGCGGGGATGGTCATGGCATCTTCCACATCTTGGGCAGCCCCTTGCCTGGGTCGATCATCTGGACGCGTCCGGCCCGTGCATGCCTGCGAAGAGACGCGAGAATACGATCCACTCGGACGGAGGTCCGCATCGAGTTGTTGATGCTGTCGGCGATCTCGCCCGTATAACGCGGGTCTTTGTAACGATAGAAGATCCGACTAATCGCATCCAGGGTCGTCTCATCGAAGGGTGTCATCTGTCCCTCACTCGCATTCATCATCATGTCCTTTCGCTCCCGCACCTATACCACATCTGGGGTTGCAGTACCAACATCTCCCCGCAACGCGCCCTCCGCGATCTGCGCCGCCTGGATAAGCGTCGTCGCGCGGGAGATGGCGGTGAGGGCGCGGATGAGGTGGACGCAGCACGGGCAGGGGTCGGGTTCAACGCTGATCTGGCCGGGCTTCTCTTTGAACAGCTCGCGTAGCTCGTCCAGGGCCGAGGCGGAGATGGGGATGATGACTGGCTGCATCACCACATGTCCTCCGAGAACAGCTTGTCCTCCGGTTGCGTCTTGCCCACGATCTGGCCGGCCGTCTGCGCTATGGGCAGGGCGTCGCATCGTCCGACAAATCGCCCCTCGCTGGTGACGAACCCCTGCTCGCCACCGTGCATCTCGCCGAACATGATGCCCTGCGCGCGGGCTGCCTGGAAGCAGTCGTGATGGCGCAGCGGAGGTCTGACAGACACGACGACACCCGTGGGCAAGCGGATGGCTGCAGCAGAGATGCGTTCGCTCATCACACGCCCTCCACGTCGCAGGGCGGCGGGGGTGTTCCATCGTTGTCAAACCTCACCCTTGGGCGGTCTTCCGGGGGCGCCTCAACGGGAGGGTCATTCAACAGTCCTCCATGGGGGCACTCTCCCCAGCCGGGGATTTCCATCAAGAAACGGACGCGCTCCTCTGGAGGCATCACTTTCAGCGCCTCCATAATCAATCGGAACGCAGATTCGAACTGCTCGTCGTCGCTCACGCCCGTCCCTCCCACAACTTCGCCTCAGCCCCGCACGGCCCGCTATCGGCCCGCACGTCATCTCGATCCGCACCGCCCGCCGCGTCGTGCAGGCAAATCCCGTAAGGCCGCGGTCGTTCCCTGCGCCAAAACCAAAACCCAATCGGCCAGGTCTCGGCGTGGCGGCAGGTGGCGCAGGTGGGGGTCATGGTTCGGTTCCCACGTATCGCCAAGCGAATTTGTGCTTGCCGTTCGGAGCAAGACGCTCACGCTCGACCAGATCCGGCCTGACTGCGAATAGGC